TAATCGTAACTCATTGCTCCGTTCCAAAAATTGTAGTATAATCCTATTCCTTGAAAATTGTCTATATTATCAACTCCACCTTCTGTGTGATATTCATATACCGCTACGCTTGCGTGAATTAAATTACTCTTGTTAGGAGAGTATTTGTCAACTAAATGTATTGGGAATCTGTTTGTTCCGAACGCTAATGTTCCTTTGTGTGTTGATTGTGTATCGCTACCATAATATATCTCAATATCTGTTGTTGCGTAATCTTGCATTAGCTGTGCAACATTGAAGGTTCCGTTACCTTCATTGTTGGGCTTTATTGAGTAACGATGAAATTGAGTTTCCGCAGAACCATCTTCTGCTCTTAATCTGACTTGAACCTCAAACACAAATTTGAAATTAGGCTTCGCAAGTTGCGTTGCTGATGTTTCAATAACAGAAAAAAACGTATTGTTTCCATACGCTTGATTAACAAATCTGTCGGGTCTGTTTACTACTAATAATGCCATTATCCTATTATTTCTTTTGCTGTTGCTTTAATAAATTTGGTTACATCATTTGCATACGCTCTTGTAACATCGGCAGGCAACTTCTTGTAGTTGCTTTCAAATGCGTTGGTAAAAAACTTTGTTGCAGGCAACCCATACAAGAAAATACTTCTAGCAACACCAAATACAATACTCTTACGTTTGACAAATTTACCCTTTGCATCTCTTGTGCCTTTCAATCCTTTACGCACCACCCATTTGTCAAGTGCTTTTGTAGGAGGCATCTTTGTAGTGTATTTGTAAGGACTGCCTTGCCCTCTTACAACTTTGTCTTTTGGGTGCGCTTTTCCTGTTGAGCCTTGAACACCTTTGTCAACAAACTTTGCATAATCTTCTGTTTGAAAATTTAACTCTAATGCCCCACTAGGATATACTTTCAAATCGTAATCTAAAGGTATTTTCTTTACACTCCTAGCATCACGGATAACCTTATCCGCAAACATCTTCATTATTTTTTCAGTCCTTTCTAATCTCATTACGCTGTTGCTATAACAACTTCAATGTCTACTGCTGCTCCCGAATTGTTACGAACATAAATTTGGTCAAGTGCTGCGATTGCTGTAATAGCTGCTTTACTTCCTGCTCCTGCAACTCCGTTACCCATCAATGTGTAAGTACCTCCGGGGTTAACTGCTTGCGCTCCTGCGTTGGATGCTGCTGATGTTGTTAAAATAATTTGGTTTGTATCATCAAGGTTTGTAACTCTCAAATACTTCAAATCATCACTATCAAATTGTAAGTTAGTAGGCGATGATGCAAAAGAATATAAGGTTGCAGTAGTTGAAGCTGCAATGCTAATAATTCGTTTGTCAAACTTTGCTACACTTTCAAAAGTTTCTGTCATAGTTTGATCAAATACTGTTCCGTTCAAAGTGATGCTTTCTACTACTTGAACTATTAGTGTTGATGCTGTTAGTGTTGTTGCCATTATATTATAGTTTTGTTTTTAATTACATTGTGTCTCCTGCGCAAGCACTTGCGTTGAAGCTGACTGTTATATTGAAGTTTGCTGCCCATCCTGTTACTTGACTATCAAATCTTTCTGTAAAGGGTTCGCAGCTTATATTATCGCTTAATCTAAAATCGTTCTCCATATCATAGGAAACACCTAATGTAGAAAATCCGTGTTTCAACTGACTTATATAATCGCCAATAAATTGCAGCGTATCACTCAACACATCATTTTCGTTGCTTTCATCTTTGTTTACTAAGTCCATAGCATACAATCTAAACCTGTATGTCAGTTCGTGCGTTGAATAATCAGCACCTTCTATTGATAGGTGTGTAATAGGGAATAATTGGTTTTGATCTATGTCAATTTCAAATATATCGCCGAAAGTCGTTTTCTGAACATAATTGGAATTGAAGCCTATGAACTCGTGCAATTGTATTATGTTTTGAACTGTGATGTTCTTTTGTAAAAGTCCTGCGTTATTTATGTACGTTCCACTCATTTCTGTATGCTTTGTTTATCTTGTTCGTAGCTTAAATATGTAAACACTTCTGCTGCTTTTAGTTCTGTTATGTTTCCTATCCTTGTAATATCGCCTCCTGCTAGATTATGGATAACTCCGTACCATCCCCACTTTCTACCAAAGGCTTGCTCTGTTGTTTCGATAGTATCTTCTTGCTTTTCGCCTTGAAAGATGATAGCATAATCATTTGATACTCCTTTCCTATACTCAAAAAAAAAGCGGCTGCACCATTCACAGTTCCAATGCTTAATTTGTCTTTAAACAAATCAGCGTTTTTAAGAGCCTTAGAGCTATCGTATTCTTCTATGCTGTATTTGCCCTTCTTTTCAAAAGTTATTTCCCTATACAGCACTCCCATTACTTTATGGAGGTTCTCTAATGGGTTTTCTAAATAGTTATCTAAATCAACGAACTCGCCAAATGTTATATCCTTCAAGTTAGGGTGGAAGCCATACTTCTTTTCGCCTATCTCAATAACTAAGTTCAATGTAGTGTTCGGCACAACCTTTGTCAAGTTGCCAAGAACCTTGATCACTTCGTCAATATCATTCTTCTTACACTTTTCCAACACTTGCATTGGCACACCAATCAAAGCTGTTATCGCATTTAGGTTGGCTGTATGCTCGTCAGTTTCATCATTAGTCAGTTCTAGGAATTTTTGATAGCTTCCTAAACTAACCTCAGTCCACTTTTGAGGAATTAAATATTCTTTGTCGTTGAGTGTTAATAACATTTGTCGTTAAGTTATCTATTAGTAAATATAATTTATCTAAATTTGGTGCGTATTTGCTTAACTATTAAAGAGGGTTGCTGTTTTCATTGTTTCGGCTTCCCTCTTTTTTATTGTATATAATACTTCCCTTGATTTGGCTTCAATGCAAAATACATCCTCATCATCAAAGCATCAGAGTAGTCGGGAGAGCGACCTATTATCTGCTTCACTTTTTCTTTCGGTAGTATTGCGAGTTTTGTGTCTTTGTCAATTTTATCTCTACGCACTTGTTCAAGTTCTTTTGTCAAGTAATCCTTTATCTGTGTATTGTTTGTTTGCAAATATAGTTTACCTGCATTGACATACTCTGCTAATTTGTAATAACATTGTGTTTTGAGGTTTTGATAGTTCTCCCCATTGATTACCTTACCATTATTAACAAATCCTTTGCAGCGAAGAATATCCCTAACACCACCACCAATCCCATCATCATCCACAATAATATTTCCAAGACTGACACCTTCTGCTCTTTGTATTTCTCTGATTTCATTTGCTGCTTCTGTTATTGTGTTTGTATCTAATACTTTTATCTTTTCGGCTCTGAAACCATTCCAATAGATTATTACTGTTTTGTCTTTACCGAAACGTGCAATATCTGCTGATATGTATTTTTGCCCTTGTTCAAGTGTAGTGTTCTCAAACATATTTAGGATAGCATTGTAGTTTATCAGTTTATCCTCGCTATCATCATATTCCCAATTACCATACAACAAACGCTGCTTGCTTATTTCATCTAGCTTTTGTAGTTGTTCTTCGTAGTGTTTAGAAATATGCACATTATCGCTTGCAAGAGCCTGTACGAACTTTCTGTGCTTCGGTATAACACCTAACTTATTAGGCATATAAAACTCGTCATACACCCAATTTTTAGCAGGGTTGCAAGTCATTAACATTTTTGGTATCAAACCATACTCATCAAGTTTGTACCTAATACGAGAAGAAAGGATTGCCTTCGCTTTATGCGTGATTTGATTGCACTCATCAATAAATGCCATAGTAAGCTCAAGAGAACCGAGACTATCATAATTGGGATCGCTAGGATAATGGAACAAATCTTTAAGCATAACTTGCGAACCATTGAAGAAAGTAATGATATTTGAGCCTGCATTAAATTCATAGTGTTTTCCTGCTTTCATTCCCCAATCAGCACATACTTCAAAAAATGTGTTTAGGGTAGTTTTCTTTAGGTTGTCTAATTTACTTCTACCAATTAGGCAACGTATTCCTTTATATTTAAGGCAAGCATCAATAATCCAAGAGCAACCAAAGTAAGATTTACCACCGCCTGCACCACCACCGAATAAGACCTCGGTTGTTTCCGTGTCAAACAAGTGTCTAACTGCTGTACTTTGTTTCTTTGTAAACTCAAGGTTAATCTTCATCAGTTAATCTGATATTTACTTGTATTGGCTCATCATCGGTTGTCATATCCATTTGCTGCTTTTCCCAATACCCTCTCTTTCTACCTTTTGTTTTTAGGTAAAAGATTGTTGCGCTAGTATTGTTGTCTGACATTTGTTCAAACAACTTGCTCTCTGCAAAATCTAAACTTACATTTTCTATATCCTTAACCTTTTCAGCAAAATCTTCATCCTCTTTTAACCACTTATAGAAAGTGCTGCGAGGTATTTCTGTTTTCTTACAAGCTGTCGTTACTACACCTAAACTGCTTTCAAGTGCTTTCAGTATAGTTTCCTTTTTTAAGTGTCTATTTTTGTTCATTACTATATTCCTTTAAATGCTTTCAATGGATAGAATATCAAGCTGTTTCTGTAACCATCTTCGCTGATTGGCTTGATTGGTGTTACTCCGTGCATATTCTTCCACGCAGGGTAAACTAACATTGAGTTGTCAGCTTGTTCAAATGTTACATTGTAGTCAGGTACATTTAAGCACCCTCCATTAGCGTTGTGCCTTTTTGTAAGTATTACGTTAACTGTTCCTTCAATGTTTGCTGTATCCCTGTGAAAAGATGCTGCTATATTAAAGTTAGATATACTACTTGTAAACATATTACCAAATCGCCACTTCTTGTCAACATCTTCAAATAGTTCTACTTGATTTTTGTGCAAGTGTGGTGCTACTTCTTTGATTACATTTTCAGCTTCAAGGCAGACTCCCCACATTGCTTTGATAAATGTCTGTGCCTTTTTATCCCTGTGAACTGATGATATATTTGGGTAAGGTCTACGCATTACAGCATTTGGTGCTATACTCCCTAAAATAGTGCTATATTGTGTAACTAGGTTTTTGCCTGTTAATTGTCTTTTAGCTTTATCTTCTTTAGTTCCTTGTGGACCCCTGCTCATTTCTTGTTTTGGCACATTGTCGCTTCTAAACTCTTTGTTAGCCACATCTATCAGTAGCTTTAGCCTTTCATTGTATTTGCTAACATCGTTAATGTAAAAGCGTATAATCTCTCCATCTACTTCTAATAAACAATCTTCTTTTACGTTCGGTTCATAATACGGACAATCTTTGCCAATCTTTTTAGTATGTTCTACTTGATTTAGTTTTAATGTTTTCATCTTACTACCTTATTCAAACTTTTTGCAAACTCTTTGTAATTTATTCTTACGTCTATTTTCTTCGGTGTCTTATATACTTTAGCAAATGGATGCCATTTCTTCGCCATCTTTACCGCCCATTTGTAATCACGATTAACTGCATACTTCTCGTGTAATCCACCTTTGTTGCTGCCGACAGGTGGGGTTGCAAAACCTAAAGTTAGATATTTCACAACTCCGTTTCCATTCTGAATAGTTTTCATAACAAAATCCTTATCCTCTTTTGTGTCTTTGTCGTAATCCCAATCTATTTTAGCAACATTCATCAATACACACGCTTCTACGGAGTTTTTGTTTATAGCGTATTTCTGTTTTGCAGTCCATATTAGCTGCTTATTATTTATTCCGTGTATTTCAAAAGGTAATTGTTTCGCTCTATTATGTATATCATTCCAAATTGCTGCATCTCTTTTTATATTCTTCCCATCTACATATTCGTAAAAAGCTGAAATATCATCATCACAAACTATAATCCAATCGTGATTGTTTTTTTTGGCATATTCTAGCATAAAATTACGAACATAGGATATTCCCATATCGTTTTTTTCAATATCTACGACATTAGGAACATTATAGAAACCTATATCTTGAGGTTCTACAAAATGCTTAACGTCTATACCTACATCTTCAAATAATTTGTAGGTATTTGTTTGCGGTCTTGCTTTAGATGGTATAAAACAAATCATTCGTTTCTAAAAGCATTTAAGACAATCAAACCTACATTACCACCATTCGCTCTAGATTGATTTATCAATGTTAGTGCTTCGTCATAATGTTCGGGTTCAAACTCTATTTGTATTCCCCTTTTCACTCCTGTTTCTTTTTCAGCTAATTCGCCTGCTACATCCAAATCATCAAGTATAGAATAGTCAACATCTTGTTCGGGTTGCCAAACATCTAAACCCCATTCTCCTAGCTTCACATTATCCCATTCGTTTCCTAGAATATCCCAATCCCATTCACCGAACCCTACGTTATCTTTTATTACAATCTCTTGACATACTTCCTCGTATGATTTCTTTGTTCCTGTTTTTTCGTGTTCAGCTTTTGTGTACTGAATAACAGGCACTTCTGTTATGCCTGCTCTTACACACGCTTGATAACGCATATTTCCACCGAGTATAACCATATCTTCATCTACAATGATAGGTCGCATCTCTAACATTTGTGGCAAGTCCTCAACACTCTTGATGAGTTTCTTAAACTTGTTATCTTTAATAATTCGTGGATTGTTCGGGTTTACTTTAACCTCACTTCTTTTTACTCTTTTTACTTTCATTTTCTATATGATTTAATTCAAACTCTAAATGTGCTATCGCTTTCTTCAAACATTCTATTGGTGTTTTATGTTTGCGTTTTGCTCTTAACAAATACGTTACTGCTGTGCCGATGTTGTATGACAAATCAAACTCCCATATCACATCTTTTGCCATCATTCCGTTTCGCCCTACATAATATGCAGGAACTTGTCTTTCGCATACTGCTTCCGTTTCGCACTCGCAATCTTTACAATTTGGCATTCTTCTTTTTTCTTTTAGGTTTTGTTACAATGCTTTCAATATATGCTCTACAAGTAGCTAAACAACTATTGCAATTAGTGGTGTACTTGTAGTTCCTATTGTTCATTTCGTTGTAAAACTTTATCATCTCTACCTTGTAGTGATGGCTCTTTGCAACTCCTGTTTTAATGCCTTCCCAAATGTAGGCTGCTCTCTCTTTGTGTTCTTTTGTTATCTTGGCCATATAACTATAATATTCATTACCATTTATTTTTAGGGCAATCCTCTGACTGCCATTTTGCTTTAGTTTCTATTGGACACCCACATACAGTACACTCTAAGTATTTGTGGTCTAGTTTAGGACATCTACTACAAGTGTGTACCCTGTCATCGTAAGTTGCTTGATCAACATCCTTAAAACCCGATACTGCTCTTTTATAGCTTGCTCGGAGGAGGTTGTATGCCTTTACCATTAAATCGGCTTTCGTCATTTCGTTTTATTTTTATTACTCCGTACGGTTCAAAATATCTACCGTACACTACATCAATATCATCAAACTCGCAAACATCAAGGCAAATAGAATATTCTAATTCCCCATCTTCGTTGTAGAACTCTAAGATAGGTATATCGTAATCAGCGTAATGCGTTAGGTCTTTCAGCTTCATTAATTTTTCTCCTTATGTGTTCTTTCACATTTTTTATCGTTGTGAATATACTCCTTCTGCTAATCCCTGTTTTGTCTGCTAATGATTGCAAGGTGTATCTCTTTCCATTCAACTCTCCAAAGTAATATAACCTAAACATTTCCCTATCATACCAATACATCTCGTCAAGAATAGTTTCAATCAATTCTATATTCTCCTGTTGCACAGTATCATTAGTAAATATAAACTTTGACATTTTAGTGCAATCTTGTAATGTGTGCTTGTCGTAGAACCTTGCTATCTTGTAGTAGTATTGGCTCGTTTTACTGTGATACATATTCGCCATAATTCTAGCTACAAAAAAAAAGAGCTTACCATCTTGAATGATAAACTCCATTTTCTTTTCGTCATATTTCAGACAGACAAACAATGCTTCGTGTAGCAAATCTTCAGCGAAGTCGGTTTTACATATATTTTTAGCTATATCTAAAAGTTTGTTGTATTCCCCTTCTGTTAAATTCACAGGGCAATTCTACGACATACGCAAATAAAAAGCTAATTTATTATTGTAAACTTATTCACATCAAGTTGTTAGCTTTTTTAATTCTTCTGTGTAATGTTCTATCAAACACTC